GGGCATGACGAACCAAACTGTGATCCAAAGAGAGACCACAGTTACCAGCGTCACGGATACCACAAGTATCTTTACGCAGTAATCGCACTACTCGTTTCTTCTCCGGTCAGTGCTGCTGATGTGGGAGGTGTTTCTGCGACTGCAAACCCAATCGCGAATAGCTCTGGCTCAGTGACGAACCAAGCTATTCAGGTGTTACAAGGTCCATACATCACCAATCAGTATGGTGGAGGGGTTGCCTGTCAAGGACCCACTGCTAATTTCACACCTTTTGTTACGCACTCACGTGGATATAAAGATCCATTTGAGACAACGTACATGGAACCACAATACGACGCCAGAGATTTTGAGGGTCGTATGGTAGAAGTACAAAAGAATGTCAAGAACTGGCCTTGGGAAACTTGGTATGACGATAGGACTTATACCAACTCAGAAGGTGAGGAAGTTCGTGCCTATGAAGATGGTGCTGACATGACTATCACTGTCATGGAGATGACGGGAGATGGTGTCCCTGATAATGCAGGAGACGTGATCTGGGAAAAACCAATCAGAACAGGTCAGCAAGATAATTACAGTACAAATATTGGATTCTCCGCAACGCTATCCTTCCCTCTCGATGGTGGATTACAGGAGCGTTGTAAGGCAGCTGCCGAAGGACAAATCGAAATGCAGCGACAATTGATTGCTAACAAGCGATTAGATTTTGAGCTTGCAAGACTTAAAAATTGTGGTCAATTAATGCAACAGGGTATCAGTTTCAAACCCGGTACAAAATATTATGCTATCTGTGCAGACGTTTTAGTGCAAAATGTCAATACTGTGGCACAACATTCACATACTATTCCTTCCCCTTCAACTTCCTTATTGCGTGGTTCCTCACCCTCTGCTCAGCAATCTTCTCCGAACGTGACAATACCGGGAGTGTCTTACCCCGTAAGGAAGCAATCTTCTTCATTACCTTCTTCACAGTCGGTTTCACCGCTTTTAACACCAGGTCAGCAAGAGGTTTTGCGAGCAGTGCCGAGGTCGTTGCCACAACAGCGATAGAAGCAGTGGCAGTAACCATTGCTGGCGATGGGAGTGCCTGTATCACTTGATCAGGTACGCTAAGTTTCTCCTTCACCGGCAAACATTCTTTGCCAACTCGTTTATATTCAATAATTTTCTGTGTACCATTATTCACAATGGTGCCAACAGGTTCTTTTAATGTCTGTTCCTCTGTCGGACACGGTGGCAATGGCGGTGCCTTGGTTGGAGGTGCCTCTACCTTTGGTTCTGGTGGTTTATATGGTGGTGGATCAGGTGCTTTATTTTCTCTCTCAATAGTTAATCTGTTCGGATCATAATCGACAGGGTTAAAACTTGGTGTCCCTGCATCACAATATACTTGTACATTCTTTGGGTCCTCATCTTTCAAAGATAAGTTCTCACGGTTATCTTTATGTGCCTCTACGCATCCAGGTATATTAACAATAGGCGTTCCTATCTGTTCAGTGACAGGAGGATAGATCGGCAATGCCTGAGGAGGTTCTTTCATCCACTCAGGCATAGCCATAACTTTTAAATCTCGAATATCACTGACACGAATTACCGCATCTGGAACAACAATCTCACGAATTTCCATCAGCAGTCATTAAAGATACCACCAACAGTGGATCCAGCAGATTCACCTGCCTTCTGGCCAAGCAACAATGCCCATCCAGATGCTAACCAACCGACGTATGGAATACCAGTGACAGCAGGAACAATTGCACCAGCAGCAATGCTAGTTCCTGCCATCGCACCTTGACTCCGTGCGCCAGCGTCCGCCGCTATGCACTCTGCGCTTTTTGCATCGGACTTTCCCAAGTTTGGTTCAGCACCTCCTTGGACATTTCTGTATCCCTCAGCAGTATATTCATCAATTCTCCACTCTTTTCTATTCTCATTACTATAACTTTCACTTCCAAAGAAACCACTCTTGGATTTTTGTGCATCTAAATCCAAAGTGCGTTCAGATTTTAACGTCTTTGGGTCATTTGCATTGTACCTAATAGAATACCCATCCGCACCTACGTTTACATCGTAGGAAGAATAGGGTCCAGTAGGTAAATTAATCGATGGCATTACAGGTTTCTGATTATTAGTAGAATTAATCAGATGACCTAAGACACCAATGTGTGCAACAGCAACAATACCACCCAGTCCAAGGGCAGTCCACTTGAAATAATTCATGGCATTTGTAACGGAATAGCAGGTCCAGTTGTTTCCGGCAGTGGCACAGAATTATCAAGGATACCGACAACGGAATCTACGACAATCTCTTGAAATCTTTCTTTTGCTTCTGCTTTCCATGCTTCTTGATTCATAAAAACATAAGCACCCCCACCGATGACTGCCAATGAAGTCAGTCCTGATAGGAGTGCGATAACGTTAATAAGTTTTTGCATGATTAGACCTTAGGTTCTGGTTCTTCTTTCTTCTTGATCTCAGGTGCTTTCTTAGGAGTGCCGCCATTTTTAGCAGGACTCAATCCGAACGCAGCTAACGAGCCAGAAAACACCGATGCGATGAAGGTGGGATCAAAATCAAGAATCTTTTGACCGTTAGGAAGTCTTACATAAGAGAATGTAAGGAGAGAGGCAGACCAAATCAATACTACAACTTTGACTAGATTACCAAGAACTTCACTTTTATCTTCATCGTGGTCTTCCTTCTCTACTTTGGGCTTGGTATCTGCCATTAGTAGAGTAGCAAGGCAGCTTTATTTAGTGATGTAACCTTCTTTAACAAGATACTCACGGGTCAGTGGTGTGGGTTCATAAACTTCCCACATAGCACCAGTTGCACATGCAGCAAGTGCATCAGCAGTCATATTCTCAGTTTTACCTGCCCAAGATGCTTCTTTTTCCCATGGCCATGACTGTTTAGGATATGTCCTTTCTACCATCTCTCGCCATATCATAGGAACATCTTCCTCTGGTTTGATAAGAGCGATGAAACTATTATCAATAGTTCCTGCCATGCAGTCTTGTGCAGCGTGCCATCCCTCATGTCGTGTAACACTCATGAGTGTACTTTGACGATGCATGAAGGCATCATTCAAGAAGAAGTTATTACCAACTGTGTGATAGACACCACGATTACCAGGAGGAAACCACTTAGAATCTGCTAAAAATACCTCAACTCCGACCTTACGAAGTGATTCAACCATGGAGTTGAACTCGTCAGCAACAATAGAATAATCAACATCGGGATAACTATCTTTAATGTCTTGAATACTGTTGACTGGTCTAACATTTTCCGTGCATTCCCGAAGCAACATACATCCCATTGCTCCCATGGTGAAAGGTTCTACCTTTTCATGTGCCTTAACAGTCATGCCATGACTCATGCCAAGCAGGAGACCACTAAGAATTACGTTCCGAAGTCGCATAATAAGCCTCAAAGTATTTTGCAATCCCAAAACTAGTTTTATGTCCCTGCGACACCCAGTCGTGGGCACATTCAAAGATAGATTGGGTTGAATATTTAGGGACTACTCCCTCCATTTGTCCACCAAATTTTGCAAGGAGAATCTTTAAGACTTCTCCACGCAATTTTAGTTTGTCCTCACTGTAACGCCAATCATCGGTGGACATTTTCTGACCCACCTTGAAAGTTTTCTGACCCACCAATGGGATCGAGTTGCAAAGTAGTGGCAGCATTTTTAGTTGCCATCTTATACATCACTTGATGAATGTCCTCAGGTTCATTCGTCCAATACTGACGATTTTCTTGTTCTTGCTGTTTAATCTCTGCCTCTTGTGCAACATAATCTTGATTGAAGTCAGAGATGGGAGCAGGACCGAACCACTCATCATCCTTTAAAACCCTAGGAGCAGGCACACCAACATATGAACCATATCCTTGGGTAAAATGTCCAGGACCACATTCTTGAATTGGCGCTTCTAGATCCTCACATTTTACTGTTACTTCATCAATAGCACATTCAATCTTCTCTTCCCAAGTACCGGATGCCTCAGGAGAGAAAAAAACTTGACCTAATGTTTCCTTGATTTTGTTGATCATTGCCAATGATAGTGAAAGAAGTTTCCTTTGGGGTGACACATTGGATCTTCGGATGGCACCCTGTAAGGTAGCATACGTTGTCCTTTGAAATCAGTTCTGTCACCGATAATACTGTATGCAGAAAGCATCTTACTAGTATTCAGTAAGCGAGTGATTGTAGAAGTCTTAGCAACTGGACGACGGTATAAGAAACCTTCGTATTGACCAGGTGCATAGACTACATCAGCAACAGTATTTGGATAATGTGGTGACTTAACTCTATTTAATATAGAGACAGCAACACAGTATTCATCCATGGTGTTTGGTGCTGCCTCAACCTGCACTGCCCTGGCCAGATGATCATAGTCAATCGGTGTCAGTGCCAGGAGAGTCTCCAAAATCATGATAGTCTTTCCGATAGTACCTTCCGAGGATGTTGCTATTATAGTAGGCAGGGGTGCCGTCTGTCAAGCACTCGGTCAGGACGCTGTTGAGGAAGAGCTGTCTAGTCTCTTCAAAATTAACTTTTCC